AGCGTTCGATTTTTTGTTACAAGAACAAGCACGATATAAAGTTATGCATGGTGGGCGTGCCGGAGCTAAGTCCAGATCAATTGGTTCTTCTCTGATTATTTTAGCAATGCAAGATCAACATTTAATACTATGCGTGCGTGAAGTTCAAAAATCAATTAAAGATTCAGTTAAAAGATTATTAGATAATCAGATTAAAAGAATGGGAGTTGAAGACTACTTTCATTCTACTCAGACAGAGATAAGATGTTTACTCACTGGTACAATATTTATTTTCCATGGATTATACCAGAATATAGATAGTGTTAAATCAATTGAAGGCGTAACAATCTGTTGGGGTGAAGAAGCACAGTCGCTTAGTCAAAAATCTTTAGATATACTAATACCTACAATAAGAACGGGTACTTCATTAGGTGATGAAACAGAGGAGGAATATCAGACTGAGAAAGATAAAGAATTCTTAAAAGAATCTGAATTATGGTTCAGTTTTAATCCTAAGAACGAAAAAGACCCAGTATACAAAATGTTTGTTATCGGTCCACCCCCGCCTTCTTCTATTGTTCGAGAAATCAATTATGATCAAAATCCATATTTTCCAGAAGAATTAAGACGTGATATGGAGTGGGATTTGAAGATCGATCCAGATAAGCATGCTCATATTTGGTTAGGCAAAACTGAAAAGCATTCAAAGAAAAGTGTATTCTTCGGGTATTATAAAGTTGTAAGTGATATTCCGGAACGACCAAAGAATATTGCTGTAAGATACGGATCTGACTGGGGATTCTCCACTGATGCTTGTACTCTTATAAGACTTTGGGCAGATGTAGATAATAAGAAGATATATATTACTCATGAATTTTATGGTAATCATGTAGAATTAGATGATATTGCACCTAACTTTGAAAAAGTCCACCCAGATGTAAAGAAATGGGTAATACGAGCGGATAATTCACGACCAGATACTATATCGCATGTAAAGAAAAAAGGATTTAAAATAGTTTCTTGCAAAAAAGGTAAGGGATCAATTGAAGATGGCGTTGCTTTTTTAAAGAATCATGAGATTATAATTCATAAAAGATGCGTTAAAACAATTGAAGAGTTCGAAAATTATTCATATAAGGTGGACAAACATACAGAGGAAATATTACCGGATATAGAAGATTCGTGGAACCATTGCATTGATCCAATTCGATATGCAGTTGAGCCACTAATGAAATCCGGTTTATTCTTTGCATAAGGAAAATATAATGAACTTCTCATTTAAAAATCTAATCCCGTTTTTTAATAGAAAACAAGAGAGCATTACTGAGAAAAAAGGATCTAGTTCAACGCGTAGTTTCCCCTTACAACCTGGTTCCTTTCTTGAATTTGCTTTAGGGTTTAATCTTGGTGCTGGAGGATTTAATAGTCTTTCTAATTCACAAGCGATGACCTTATATCGACAATCAAGTTCTGTTGCAACTGCTGTAGACCTTATTGCTGATGAGATAGAAAATATTAATCCTGCAATAAAACTTGAAAATGGGAAGATCTCGTCTGAACAAGAAGTTCTTAGACTATTAAAGAATCCTAATGATTATGAGATGTGGACTGATTTTATTGGACAAGCTGCGCGATCGTATTTGATTACAGGGGATGTTTATTTTTTTGCTGCTGGAAATATCAATAGAAAACCTGCAGCATTGTTTACTGAGAAACCACAAAACGTGAATATAATTGAGGGTGTAAATTCTTATTCCCAGGAATATCTTATATATCGGGGAATGGGCACAGGATCTTACACAAGAAAAAGAACTCCAAAAAAAGGAATCCGTTATTATGACGGAAACTTAAGAGAAATGTTTCCGATAATGAGATACAGCAGTGGATATAGTAATACAACAGGCGATAGCCCGTTAATTGCTGCTTCTTTAGAGGTATCTCAACAAGTTCTTTCGAAAGTTCATAATGTATCAGTATTAGAAAATGGTGGGCGTTTATCCTTAGTTGTTCAATTCAAGGATACTACAACAGAAGATGAACACCAAGACCGAGCAAAAAAGATAAGAGAACAATTAGCAGGACCAGATAATGCCGGCAAAATTGCTGTGATCTCCTCTGCTGATATGGATATAAATGAATTTGGTAAATCAAATAGAGATATGGATTTCCTTAATCTAGAAAAGATTGCTCGTGATGCTATTTTCACCAGATATAAAATTCCTCTTCCATTAGTTACTCCAGATGCAACAACATTTAATAATATGCAAAGCGCTGTTTTTCATTTATATGATTTTGCTGTTATTCCATTATACAAAAGATTAATGGCGGGCTTATCAAAAATGATACTCCCAAGATATGGGTTAGATCCGGATGTTGTTTCATTAACAATTAATCCAGAAGAGATTGAAGCGCTTAAAACAAGAAGAATCGAACAACTTCAAAAAAGAAAAGATCTCGGTATTGAAACAACAAATGAGATTAGAGAAGGACTACCTAACAGGGAACCAATACAAGGGGGAGATACTTTATATCAACCTGCTAACCTTGTCCCAATTGGGGAAGACTTGTTCACTGATGATAATACGACAACATCTGAAGAAGAAATGAGAAGACTCGCCCGAGCAACTTCTGAAGATAATAATGATAACGAAGAGATACCAAACTTAGAAAATTAATATGGCCATTGACAAAAAACAAACTGCAGCTCAAAATCGTGAAACTCGTAAGGATATACGGGAAAAGATACGTCTTGAGGATACTTACAAAAGGGAAGTAACTACATTATTATTAGCAATGGTTAAAGATTTCCGACAAAGATATGCAAATACTGGATTACCAACACCAGAAGATGAATTTATTGAGAGTTGGCAGGAATCCCTAACTAAACATTTCAAAAGAGTTCGGCGAAAGTTTAGGAATTCAGTTATAAATAATATAGATTTAGATGAAGATATAATCACCAGAGACGAATTAGAAGAAATTGCTGATACAGCATTTGATAATTGGACAGCTACAATTACTGCTGAACATGCCAAAATTATTAATGATACAACAATTAGACAAATGGATGATAGTGTACAGGAAGCAATTAAAATATCAAGGGAAGAAGACACACCAACTGATAATGTATCGATTGCATTATTAGCAGGAGTTCTTTTAAAGCGGAAAGTAAAAGGTAGAATCCCTTCAATAACAATGTATGAGACTCAATTGCCGGCAGAAAAATCGAAAGATATAGAAGCAACTGAATCTGGATCAGCAATACGGGCAGCACGTCCAACAGTCATTGTTCCTTTAGATACAAAAACATGGCTGACAAGGAATGATAGTAAAGTAAGACCAACACATATGGCTCTTGAAGGAACAACTATTGATATAAATCAAAATTTTATAGTCGGGGGCAGCTCAGTACGATTCCCTGGTGATGGATCATTGGGAGCAGCTTTGAAAGAAATTATAAATTGCAGATGCAGACTGCAATATAATATTAATGGGAGACTTGTTCAATAATGCAGGGGAGAACGCTATGTCTATTATGTATGTAGATATTACGGAGAAAAATAGCAAAAAGAGAATTAAGGTTAAACTTCGAGAAATTGGGTGTAAGTTTGGTATTGAGTCCCAATTTGTTATTCGGGGAATAGTAAAAGAGGATGAATCAAAACATGGCTTTAAAGAAATCGGAAAGATAAGATTCTATTTTACTAATAAACAACCATTATTGGAATTAGTATCAGATGATTTTAGATCTATTAAATGGAACTTCACAAATAATACTGACGAAGATGATAGTCGAATACAGTTAGTTTTCCGTTTGGATGATCAAGCAATCAATTTAATTCCATTAGTAGGTATGGAGAATTAAAATGACTCTTACACCAGAGGAAAGAACTCCACCGAAATCTGCTAAGGAAAATGCTAAAGCAGGTTTGGAAATAAAAAGAAAATGGAAACGTGGTGGATTAACCCGACAGCAATCCCGAAGGGAAGGACTTGAATCTGGAGTAGTACGTGCAAATCAGTTAATAAAAGGTAGACCATTAAGCAATGCAACTATTAAAAGTATTGCAGAATTTAATCAATATCGCGAAGGTTATCAACCAAGTAAAAGAGATGACGATGGTGGACCAACATCCGGTACAATTGCTTGGTTACTCTGGGGTGGAACAGCTTGTGTCGAATGGGCAATGAAAGCAGTCGAAAGAATGAATAAATCTTTTAAAATAAAAGACAATACTGATAAAATAAAAGGAGCTTGTAAAATGGATTCAGAAATTAAACAACTAAGCTTTCCATTTGAGATTAAAGAATACGAAGAGGAAGATTTATACTTTACTTTTTCGGGCTATGCTGCAACCTTTAATAACCTGGATCGTGGAGGAGACATTATTCGTCCAGGCGCATTTACTAAAACTGCTGCTGAACTGATGTCAAAACAAAAAGAAGGTAAATTGCCGATTTTATGGCAACACAAAACTGATATGCCTTTAGGCGTATTTACTACTCTAAAGGAAGATCCTCACGGATTATATGTTGAAGGTAAAATGCCAAAGACTGATAGTTTTGTCACAGATCGAGTTATCCCTCAAATGAAAGTCGGTTCCATTGATTCGATGAGTATTGGCTATTCAGCTGTTGATTATGACCTTGAAAATGATGCACGTTATCTAAATGAGTTGAAGTTGTTTGAGACTTCTTTGATAACTGTTCCAATGAATGAATTAGCTTTAGTAACTGGAATGAAGCAAAAAGCAGCAACTCCCTACCAGGATTTACCCCTGGCTCCAAGGGACAAACCATTTGCTCCTGCTTCTGAAAGAAACAAAAGAATTCGTTCATTAACAGATTCAGTAGAAGAACCAGGCACAGATTATAAAAAAGCTTTTTTCTGGTATGATGCAGAGGAAAAAGATAAATTTGGAGCTTACAAACTTCCATTTACTGATGTTATTGACGGTAAATTAATGGCAATTCCTCGTGGTGTATTCGCTGCCGCTGCTGCTTTAAGAGGAGCACGTGGTGGAGTAGATTTACCATCAGATGAACGACAAGCTGTTATTAATCACGTCAAAAGATATTACAGAAAAATGGATATGGATTCTCCATTTGATGAAAGTTCGTCCTTCCGAATTGATGATTTGGAATCTCTTAATGTAAGGGAATTCGAGAAATTGGCACGGGAAGGTATTCGATTGAATAGTAAAAACGCTAAGATATTAGCATCTAAAATGAAGGAATTTCTTAAACGCGAAGTGAGAGAAACTCCAAAGGACGACGTTGATGTCGAGCCACAGGTAGATACTGAATTCTTATCCGATTTTATGGATTCAATCAAAAAAGCAAATAACACAATTAAAACCAAAAATAATAAGGAGAACTAAAAATGCCAGATTCAAAAGAGAAAAAAGATACAACAGAAGAAGTAACAACTGAGCAGATAATGGAAGCAGTAAAAGGGTTTCAGGAAAATCTTGAAAAATATGGGGAAGAGTCTGTAGATTTCAAAGAATTTGAAGCAAAAACTATTGAATTATTCGAAACACAGGAAAAACAGAATCAGAAACTTATTGCTGAAAATGCTGAGAAAGAAAAGAAAGCTCTTGAAATGGAAGAGCGAATGGAAACTCTTGAAAAAGAGATCGTTGAACAAACTCAGACAAAAAATATTAACTACAAAGAAACACCAGAGTATAAAGCACTTCAGATATTTTGCCAAGAAGGTGTTACTGCGCTTGATCTTGATCAGAAACAACTTCTTAGAACAGATAATGCTACTCAGGGTGGTTACCTAACTATGCCTGAAATGGATAGTATGATTCTCAAGCAAATTACTGAGGTTTCTCCTATACGTTCGCTTGCCCGTGTTAAATCAACTGGAAGTAAAACTCTTGAAATTCCAGTCAGAACAGGAATTCCACAGGCTGCATATGAGGGTGAAGCAGCAGAAGACGTCCTGGATACAAGCGACTACGGGCTTGAGACTGTAACTGCTTACAGGCTATCTGTTACAGTTCCATTTACTCGTGATATGATGATGGACTCTGAGTTTAATCTTGAAAATGAGATTACAGGAGATGTTGCTGAGTCATTTGCACAAGCAGAAGGTCGTGGATTCGTTCTTGGAACTGGGGCAAAACAGCCTGAAGGTTTCTTGTCACTTGCCGCTGGATTACAAGCAGATGCCAGAGAAACTGCCACTGCAAGTACAATTACAGGTGATGATCTTATCTTGTTAACTGGTGACTTAAAAGTTGGTTACCAACCTTACTATGGTTTCAGTCGTCAATCACTTGCCAGATTCAGAACTTTTAAAGGGGCAGTGGATGGTCAGTACTTATGGCAAACTGGACTTGGAGGAGGAGCACCGAACACTCTTGCAGGTTATCCTTACATATTAATTGAAGATATGCCTGATTATGATGGCACTTCCGGCGGCAATGGTACATTCCCAGTTGTATTTGCTGACTTTATGAGAGGATATACTATTATTGATAGAACTGGACTGGAAATTATTCGTGATGAAGTAACCAGGAAACGCCAAGCAGTTATTGAGCTTACTTTCCATCGATGGAATACTGGCCAGGTAGTTCTTCCTGAAGCTTTCAAACTATTAGAAATTAAAAGCTAATTAATGTATAGTAAATTAGTATAAATTTAAATAAATAAATAAATAAGGAGAACAAAATGCAAGTATTTGATATGCACCATGGAATTACCGTTCTGATGGGAAAAGAGAATGTTGTAGCATCTGGAGTTGTAGACGGTGAAATAATTGACACAGCTGGTTATGAATCATTGGAATTTATTTTTCAGGCAGGAGCAACAGTTACAGTAGCTCCAACCCTTACCTTGGAACATGGGGATGAATCTGATTTATCAGATGCAACTGAAGTTGATGCTGAAGAAGTTCTCGGTACGCTTGTTCAAGTTGAAGCAGCCGATGATGTTGGAAAAGTGGGTTATATTGGTAAGGAAAGGTATGTACGTGTAGCCCAGTCAGCTGGAAATGCCATTTATGGCATTGTCGCAGTTCTTGGAACTGCACACCATCAGCCAACTGATGACTAAACCTTTTTAAATAAAATTTAGCATGCAATACTAATAACATTGCATGCTAAATTAGTAGGTGATTAAAAATGCAGACATTTGATATACATCATGGAATTACACTCGGAATTGCAAAAGCAGGAGCTTCAATCCCATCCGGAGCGGGGAATGGGGAAATTATTGATACTGCTGGCTTTGAATCCTTAGAATTCTTATTTCAAGTAGGACCTTTTACAAGTATTGCTCCTGTTGTAATTTTACAACATGGGGATGAATCTGATTTATCAGATGCAACTGAAGTTGATGCTGAAGAAGTTCTCGGATCATTTGCAAATGTTCCTGTACCATTGGCTGTTGGTAAAGTTGGCTATATTGGTAAAAAACAATATGTTAGGATTCGGCAAGAAGCAGGACAATCCCTATATATTGTTATAGCTGTACTGGGAAATGCACATACACAACCAACTGCGGATATATAGGGAGAACAAAAATGCAAATATTTGATATGCACCATGGAATTTCTTTAGTAGTCGCAAAAGATATTGGCCCAGGAACTGGTCCTGAAAATTTTGATATAATAGATACAGCAGGTTTTGAGGCATTAGAGTTTATATTTACCGGGAGTAATACAGTTACTGTTATACCGACGTTTATTCTACAACATGGGGATGAATCTGATTTATCAGATGCAACTACTGTTGATTCAGAAGAAGTACTTGGATCACTTGCCCATATTACTGCAGCGGATGATATGCCCGGCAAAACCGGTTATATTGGCAAGAAAAGATATGTAAGAGTAAGACAAACAGCTGGAAATGCTCTTTTTGGTATTATAGCTATACTTGGAACTGCACACCATCAACCTACTCCAGATCAGTAGGTTATTGCTGAATAAAACGGAAAAAGACAATTATTTTCGCTTTATTTTTAAAGTAAGGTATATTTAATATTAATAATTAATAATATGAGGTAAAATAAAATTATGAAAGTTTTAATAGCAGAGAGAGATGGAAGTTATTCATTTGATGGGATTAAAAAAGCAAGTACATTTAAAAAAGGTGAATCTTTTGAAGTTTCTGATGCACAAGCTGTTCGTGCAATGAAAACGGATTTATTCACTGATGATCTTAAAAAAGAAGAGAAGAAAG